CAGTGAACATTCCTATTGCTCTGCCCATTAGTTCTAATGCTCTCAGCTTCTCAGTGGCTGTCTTGGCATTACTAGCATGACCGTGTAACTCTTCGAGTACATACCGCCGCGTTCTCGTTGCATCCTCCACGACCCGTGCTGCGATTGAGTCTGTGTACGACTCTAGTAGCATACTGATTCTGTTGTCTCGTGCCAGCCGACTTGCATTGATGCTGATCACATTTCGATTCGTTGTTCGTACGTTGTATGCCTTTATGTAAGCCTCTGTCTGGTTCATGCCTGCGGCTAGATGTTCTGCGAATGCTCTCTGATTAGCAGTGAGTCGAGTGAGTGGCTTCTTAATGCCTGTAAGGGCTGAACTAGAATCCTTTTCTTTCTCTACCTTCTTATGTCTCTTCTTGTTTACTCTTACATCGGTTTGCTGTTCTGCTTCGCATTGAAGAGCGCCTCGCCCTCCGATGCTACTGTCGTCATCTGTCAATCTGATAGCACCTGAATCGGTCATTCTTATTTTGTCTGGGTTGGTCATTATCGTGTTCCTTTTGATAGTTGCTGGCTCGTATTGGGGTGCTTGCATACTCATCGTTGTACTCATAGCATCACTCATCTGCTGCAACGCTCGTTGTTTATACGGCTCGTGTCAAGTGCGGTGCTTTGTAGCGGCTATTTGTCCTTAGCAATGTCCAGTCTCATGCCCTTTCTTTGTTATCTCTACGTCATTAATTGCCCTAGATAATGTCCTGACATTAATTCAAGAGATCATGTCGTATCGCTTCGCTGGACACTCACCAGGGTAATCTATATCAGGATGCACTTATCCTGTTGTATGCCTTCCCAGCTAGTCAAAGTCGAATTGTTCCAATGGGTTTGCGGGGTGATTTATCACCTCATTATCCTTATCAATCAGGGACATGATCAAATAGCACTGACCTTCTAAAGAGACATGCTTGTCTTGTTCGCTGCTATCTGAAACTAAGAACATCATGTAATCAATACCTTGTCATTTAGATGCAACTGTTTAACAGATAAAGCTTGCTAGCATGTTTAAATCCCCTGATAATTCTTCCTCGTTGTTGTAGTAAACCACCAGCGGGGTGCTGCCGCTGGACTGGCAAGGCTAGTAGTAGTCGGGAGACTACGAACGAGATGACGTCAGTTATGAACCGCTTTGACTCCGACATTGGAAGGTCGTGACGAGTGCGAATCTAGGTTGAAGCCTGCTCTTTGAGTGACCAAGGGGGTCACGTTATGCCCTTATGGGTATAGCGGGAAGTCCTTCCCACTAACTGGAGAGATAAAATGAAGGTATTTATTACAAACACACAGTGTCTACGTCAGCTTTGCGGGTTCGGTGAAGGGGCAACGTGGGAGGATGCTGTAAAGGATGCGCTCTTGCAGGAGCCAAGGGCGTATGTCGGCACCGATGGGCGTATTTACATCGACTTGCCAGTGTCTCTGTGACACGAGGGTGTCACCTAATGCCCTGCTAGGGCATTGGGGGAAGTCCTTCCCAACTAATCTGGAGAGATAAAATGAACAACCACAAAAATCGTGAAGACTGGCTGGATGCGGCTGTTTCAGAACTGCGCCCAGTGTTTGATTCTGTATCCTTTCCGCTGCCGGACAAAATCCGGGTGACGTGCGGCTTTCCATCATCAAGGGCTAAAGCGAACAACGCTCGTATAGGTGAGCATTGGAGTCCAAGCGCAAGCAGTGACGGCAGTCACGAGATCTTGATCTCACCGACTGTTGATGATCAGGTTGACGTGTTTGCTGTGCTGGTACATGAACTGGCTCATGCAGCGACTGACGGCGATGGTCATGGCACTCGTTTCAGAACCTGTGTTAGAGCGCTTTGGCTTGAAGGCAAACCGACTGCAACCGTTGCTGGTCAAGTGTTTTGCGAGAAGTTCGCAAATCTGCTAGATCAGATCGGTGCTTATCCTCATGCCCGTTTAAACGTCTCAGGTCGCAAGGTGCAGACAACCAGACTGTTGAAGGCTTGCTGCCCAAGCTGTGGATACACGATACGCATCACCAAAACTTGGGCGGATCAGGGTCTACCGATCTGTCCAAATGACCGCAGCACCTTTGTAATCTAACCTCGGAGGCTAATCAAAATGACTACCAATTTAAAAACCATTAAAGCGCAATTAGTGCTGCTATCACTGGGTCAACTCAATGCAGCACAGGAGTTGGCTGGTGTTCTGACAAGTACTGAAAAGGCAAGCGCAGTGATTGACGTAGCCGATCTCGTATGGCATGGCGCACTCAGTCTCGATCAGGTGCTGAACATCCGGGCATCTGTAGCCAAACCCGTTGGGGCTGTTGTAGATGATGCTCTGCGCCAACAGGTGAACTCTATCAGCGCAACGGCTCAGGGTGCAGCGACTCAGGTCGAGTCGGCTCTGTCAGTGATCGGCAGAACCAGCGCGGATGTCGGCACGGCTCTCACCCAGCTTCGCAGCGACTTTGCGAAATTGTCGAGCAAGTTAGAGACCCGTGTAGCGGCGATCAGCAAGCCAGACGAGGCTCATATTCAAGCGTCCTTGGCGAACCTGTTTGATCAGTTCCGCACTGAAGTAACACCGGAGAAGCTGACTCAAGTGGCGAATACCGTGGGGGTATTTAAGCTGCAACGGGCTGGGGACATCTTCCCGGTCACTGCTTACGGTGACGTGGACTTCGGTGACCTTCTGGTAGGGGTCTGGGGCGATCCACAAGCCCCCCAGTTGGTCGATGACTATGTGTTCAACCCATCGCACCTACACCAGAGTCTAATCGCTCTGGACGATGTCCTTCCTGACAATATTTGGCTGGCTGGTGAGCGTGGTACTGGCAAGACTGAGTTCGTGACCCAGTTAGCGGCTCGTTTAAAGCGCAAGTTGTTTAGGGTCAATTTTGACGAGGCTCTGGAACGTGCTGACTTCATTGGCGGCAACACGATTGAGAACTCTAGCGTGGTATGGAAGGCGGGGATCATCACGCAAGCCATTCAGCATCCCGGCAGCATCATCTTGCTAGATGAGATCGGGTTCGCAAGAGCGCAGTCGGTGTCGATCTTGCACAGTCTATGTGAGCGTAGCCCGCACCGTGCCATTGCCATTGCAGAGACAGGCGAAAGGATTCCAGTCGCAAGCCATGTAGTGTTCTTCGGTGCTGATAACAGTAACGGGCATGGCGATACGTCTGGTAATTTTGCTGGGGTGCGTGAACAGAACTCGGCATTCCTTGATCGATTCAGTTTCACTCTGCGCTTCGAGTACCTGTCTGCGGCTGATGAGTGCAATCTCATTATCAACCGTACGGCTCTGCCTTTGGATGCCGCGATATCAATCGTTCAGTTTGCGAATGTAGCGCGTGAGAAAGCAAGGGCAGGGCTGTTGACTCAGCCCCCTTCACTGCGCCAGCTTTTCGCATGGGCAAGGGCTGTCAAGAAGGGGCTGCCTGTTGAGCAGGCGTTCGTTAACGCGATCATCAACAAGTTCCCGGCTGACTGTGAACCTGAGTTGCGTGGCGTGTTCAATGCTCAGATCGATATCGTAGCGTTTAAACAATCTCTAGGAGGTTAATCATGTTGGCACTTGATGCGAAGAGGGGACTGGAGGCTACGCTCGAGCGGGTGTTAAGCGCCTCCGGTCAGACTGGTTGGGCGTTGGACATCGTATGGGCTGGCAAGACTGCCGGTGTTCGGTTCGACGGCAGAAAAGCACATATCATTTTGCCTGCCGTTGACGAGACCAAGGACGTACCAGTTGTGCTGTTCAACGACTTGCTGGGGTATGTGCTGCATGAACTGGGGCATATCTGGTTCACCCAGAACGAACCTTGGGACTTGGCGCGACTGAAGCATGGCGCGTATGTCAGTAACCTGATCAATGGGCTTGAAGATCCTAGGATCGAATGGCGAGTGATCAAGTCAGGCTACGCCCCTAATAGCCGCGCCCTGTTTGAGTCGCTGGTTAATAACGTGCTGGAAGATGGGTATGTCGAGCCGGACGATTTCAAGAACATCCCATTCCAACTGGCTATCGAAGGGCGGCGTTTAAACGGCTACAACATTGACGCTCCTGCTATCCTCGATAAGTCTCGTTACGCTGCCGATCTACGCTGGGCATTGACCGCTGCAAAGAAAGCCAAGAACACGGAGAAGATTGCGAAGATTGCAATCGAACTGTATCGGAGACTGAAGAAGACACAGGCAGAGAAGCCGGAGGACAAGCCCGAAGACAAGCCAGAACCCAAGGGCAAGCCAGAGGGCAAGCCAGAGTCTGGTGAAGGCGAAGGCGAGGACGAGGGTAAGGGAGAGGACGGGGGCAACGGGCAAGACGAAGACGAAGGCGAAGGTCAAGGGCAGGGCAAGGGCGAGGGCGAAGGCGAAGATGAGGGCGAGGGCGAAGGGCAGGGCAAGGGCGAAGATGACCCTCACCCAGACGGTTGGGGAGAAGAGGTTGGGCGTGGTATCGAGCCTGACGAGAAGATCTCCAGTCGCTTCACCCCTCTGACTGCCTTGGCTGACGAGTTTGAGGCAAGACCAAGCATTGGCAAGCCGACACGCGAAACAATTTTCTACTATTAAGGAGAATAAAAATGCACATTCCAAAAAAAGAGTCCGACCATCGTTACGCAGAAGTGCTGGCTGACAAGCCTAGCGGACTGGGAGTTACCTCAAATAATTTGAGGAAGTTGCTCAAATCGCTCGACTTTGTGGGCTGGTCGAGCCGGGAAGAGTCAGGCAGGCTGGATCGCAGGGCGCTGACCAGATTTGCGGCTGGTAGCAGCAACATCTTCTCTCGCAGGGAGTTGGTCGAGGCTGAGACCAGCGCGATATCGATCTTGATCGATTGCTCTGGATCGATGAATGATCTGTACAGCAGTGGCGGGAAGAAGTTCTCTCGTATTGATACGGCGCAGGCTGTTGCAATACACCTGTCGAAGGTGCTACAGCAAGCCCGTGTACCCTTCGCAGTAACAGGCTTCAAGGGTTCGCTGCCTGCAATTCTTGAGGGCGTTACTGTTGTCGAGACCCCGCACCTGATCGACTTCAAGCCGTGGGGCGTGTCGCCGCAACGTGCCACAACGGCGCTGGGTTGCATCAATAGCTGCGCTGGTAGTTGCACCCCTGACTATTCGGCTATCGCGGTTCAGCTTGAGGATTTGCATCGCAGACCGGAAGGAAGGAAGATTCTGTTCTTGCTGACCGATGCACAAGGGTATGTTAAGGATCACCTGATCCATCTACAGAAGCTGGCAGATAAGCTGGGGATCGTGATCATCGCTATCGGGATCGCAACGGACGAGGTCACCAAGGTGTTTGTAAATGCAACATGCGTGAGAGACGTATCCCAGTTGGCAGAGAAGTCATTCAATGCCCTGCTTACGACTGTACGAAAGAAGCTGTGAGGTTCTCACCTAATGCCCTCCGGGGCATTGGGGGATATCCTTCCCGATGTTTAAACAACTGGAGGCTTGAAATGGCAAAAGACTTGGCATCATTGGTAGAGATGACGGATGAGCAGATGGTCGCGGATCACAATGAACTGGTACGCAAGTACAACGACTTGCGGGTAAAGTACGTTAGGTTGGCAGCCGTCCTGCGAGATCTTCGGGGGGTAGAAAAGACCTATCATGAGATCATCGCGGAGCATGATGATTGGCTGCAATTGAGCCGTCAGAAACTTAACTCAACTAACGAGGTGCAGCAATGAACCCATACCTGATTGAGAGCAACCCGTTTGATCTTGGGGACGCGACTAATATCAAGATGACCCGTGGCGAAGCTGTGGCTAAGGTTGGCGAGCAGGCTGTTGAATTGGTGGAGTCCATGTGCTGTCAGCCCACGGGCAAGGATGATGGGGAGACTGTTGAGTGGTCGGCAGACTGCAAGACAACGGATGGTCAGCTTACTTGTTTTTATTACACTGATTGCGCTGACTCGGAGATCGCGGCGGAGTGCGGCTGGGACAGCGTTGATTTTAAGATAGATCATTACACATTGGAGGAGTTATGAACGATGAGTTTAAACAGGACGGGGTGACTGGGTATCTGGTGGTGCTGGTGATTGCTTTGACCGTCGCCCTGATATCGACCTACTCAAATTGTTACTGGGGGCAATCATGAGCAGAACCTTTATGGAGTTGATCGAGAAGATTGATGCAGCGATAGACGGTGAGTCGCTGGACGATATCATCCCGGTGATGGTGACCTTCATAGCCAGCGCCAGCATCAGGGCAGGGGTCAGCAAAGAGATGATCATGATGTACCTGTCCGACACGCTGGATGAGGCTAGGGTCAAGAGCAATGAAAAGCACTGAGAAGTTTCGGCATGAATGTGAAGTCAGGCATTTGTTGAATCTAAGGACAGCCGATACCGATGCAGCCTATCTTTACCTGACGAAGGTGCAGGCTAAGAGGGGTATAGCATCGGCATCCAAGCTGCTTGAGGATTCTAGAAGGCAGTGGAAGTGGGGTAACCGTGGTGACCGTGGCATGTGGTTGTTCACGGCTTTGATAGAACGCGAAGAGGAGTACTAGCTATGAAGCGAGACGAAACTAAAGATCAGCATCCATATTTAAACGCAAAGCGAGGCAGAGACAAGGCATACAGGTCTGGCACATGGCATGAAGATGACCGGCGCATGATTTTATTAATAAAGGGTACGTTTTTAGGGGTATGTTTCCTAATTATTACCCAAGTAATTGTCTGGATAGTCTAGACCCAGTCCCCATCAGCTTCGGCTCATGGGGATTTTTTATGCGACTTGTTCAGGGACTTGTACACAA